ATGTGTGGTTTTCGTGTGGTTTTGTGTGGTAAATGTGGTTTTTGTGGTTTTGGTGAACCACACGAAAACCACACGGTAAAACACTTAAATGTCTGATTGCTAGTAGTTTTTGTTCGTGTGGTCGTGTGGTCAGAAGACAACAGCATTTTTTTAGAAAACACTAAAATGGACAATCCAGGAAAAACACAAACTCAAATCGAGCAGTACAGCCTCTGGGAAGACCCGAAAGGAAACACTTGGCTTGCTCTCTACCGATGGCGTACGGGCGGTTTTGGACCGTATACGCACTTGGAAATGGTCTGGTTAGAATCTCGTACCAATCACGTTTTTAAATACGCCGAAGTCGAGAATGCTATTGAAAAAGGCCAATTCCAGGCAGTTGAAAAAGTAAATGTTTCAAATCCTTCATAATCTCAATTTTTTATTTCCATTCAATTCTTTAAAAACATGATTTCAAACAACAACTCAGTAGTAGGTCAATTCTTAGGAGCCGGTAAAATTATAACGTCAGATAAGGGCTATAAAAGTCGCGTTTTTTGGATCAACTTGTCAGACGATCCAAGCCGCCCGAATCCTTGCGAATTTGAGCTAAGAAACGATAACGTTAGCCTAGTTAATGAACTCAAGAAAGACGAAACGTTGGAGGCTTCCTTTCGTTTGAATGGCTTCAAATGGGAGAAGGACGGACGCAGTGGAGTAATGACCCGTTTACAGGTCTATCGTATCACTAAAATCGACCGTACTCGTGTGCAGGCGGAAGCTGGCCAAGAGCCAGAGACGGGCTTCACGCTGAAGACTGAAGAAAACCAAACGGAAGACCTTCCCTTTTAATTAACCTATGCCCCGCTCGGTTGGGTGGGGCTGCCTTCAGCAAATGCAGACATTCCTTTTTATCCTACTGGCTCTGGCCGTTTCGGTTGCATCCGGCTACCTGATTAAGCGGATTTTTCAAACAGCAGAGTTAATAAACGAGGGCAAGCTATGAACCTAATTACCCGTATGGTAGGCATAACCTTGGGCCTGTCGATTTGGCTCCCTGCCGCCCTGTTATGCTCGTTTTTCGTTGTACTCGATTTCCTTTTTTCACTTGATAAATACATATCTCAATGGTTTCCGAACTGATTCAAGCCAACGCAAAAGAAAAAGCCCTGGTGGCTTATCTCAATTACATGGTAGCTATGCAGTTGATAGCTGATAGTGGGTTTAAAACGAGAGTTCAGGAGGAAGCCCAAAACCGACTCAATAAGGTTTTGACAGGCTTAGACCCGGAAGCTCGCAAGCCGTTGTATTTGGCTCGTGACATAATGCAAAAATTGGGGCTAAAACTGGTAAGATGTCAGAACATTGACGCTCTGGAGCAATCCCTGAGCTATGCTGAAAGTCTACTCGAAGGGGAGGTTATGATTGCCAAGGCAGACGACACCCTAACGAAAAACGTCTAATGCCCTTCGAGCCTGAAAAGTACCACAGGAAATGGACGCTCATTACGCGACTGGTACGAAAACGGGCGGGTAATTGCTGCGAGATCTGCGGTGTAAAAAATGATCGATTTGTAGTACGTGGAAAGGGCAGGCAGAAAGGAACCTACCGAGACGCTACCGGCTGCGAAATACTCCAGTACCAGCTCCTACGCCTGGAGGGGTTGGGTTACTGGAAGGCGGTTAAAAAAGTGGGAATGGTTCGGGTAGTACTAACCGTTTCCCACTTGGACCGAAATCGGCAAAATAACAGGTTTCACAACCTAAAGGCCATGTGCCAGTATTGCCATTTAAACTACGACCGGGCAGTAAACAACTGGTTGAAAAATTACGGTAAAAACGAATCCACTCTTTCAATCTTTTAATAAAAAAGATTGAAAGAGTATAAGTAAATATCTATTTATTGTTTTACGAATTTCCGGAAAGCTGTAATTGCTTGAAATAGAAAAAAAGAAAGAAGACCTTTGTGGAAGAATTCTATAATATTAACTAGAATCCCATTTTCGAAATTGTTTTTAAATATATCTAATTTATAAAGTGGATTTAACATTGTGATGTAATTTTTAAAATTATTGCCAAAGTTTCTTTCTATTGAGTTTTTGTCTAATTTACTGAATATATAGCTTATATTGAAGTTGTAATAGCCTGTAATAATGATTAAAAACCAAAAAATTAATGTTAAACATAGTATATATATGCATGGTTTTATCCAGCTTTGTCCATAGTTGTTAAGGGAATTTGAGAACATTATTATTTTATCTTCTAAATTTGATTCTGAGCATTCTAATTCATTCTTAAAATTTTCCATTTCAAGTTCTAGGAATTTTAAGGATTGTATTCTGTCTAATTGTTTTTCGGAGGCGTACTTCAATTGTCTGTATACTTCTCTTTTATTTTTAAACTCTTCATCTATGGTATTGTAATCAGTAATTAATTGTTCTTTTTTAAACCAAGTAACATTTATTGCAATGATTTCATTTATTATACTGTTTACTATTTTTACATGTTTTAGTAGAGCGAAGTTTAAGCTGAAAAATTGCGTTTGGCCTAATGAAGAATTGATTATTCTAACCTCACTATCAAGTAAGGGTTGGCAGGCAATAATTTGGAATTTATTGAAATTGAAAAAGCTATTTAATTCTAGTGTACTGAATTGTATGTTCCTTAATAGAAAATAACATGATAAGTTATCCCCATTTATAGAGACACTATTACAGCGTAAATATGATAAGTTTAGCTGACCTTTGAGGTTAGGGGATGATTGAATTTCAATTTTATTTATTTTAAATAATATATCAGAAAAAGTCATCCCATGTATATATATGCTTTCTTCTATATTGCATTTGCTTATATTTAACTCTTTCAGTTCAATGTAATCGTATTTTTTAAATCCTTGCCAAGTAGAGAGTTTTTCCCAATTTTTGATCAATAGAAATAAGTTTTTAGATATAGTAAAGTTAGCGAAGGTGCTATGATTGATCGTGAAAGAAGCTGATAGGAAATTTTCTTCTCTATTTAGATTAAGTAAAGATATTTTTCCATCTTCCATTATTTTGCTTCTAACTATTGAAAGGCGATCGGTTATTACACATTGTTCTGTAAATAAATTTTTCTTTATGGAGCTTGATAGTATATGTAACTTTGTTATTAATGAAGATGAAATATTTACATTGTCTTCAAAATCTGTTTCTGAAAATTTTATTTCACTATTAACGTTTCCTATTAGAATGCGTTTTTGTATTTTGCTTTTTGTGATGTCTAAGCCAAATCTAGGAATAAATGCGTCTGTGATTTCTATAAAATCGACATTGCAATTTTCAATATTGATTCCTCTAAATAATAAAAAGCTTTTTCTAATACGTAATTTGGGATCTCCTTCTATGACTCCCTTCATTTTTATGGAATTTATATTTTTGCAATCTAAGAAAGAGATTGAGTACGGTTTTGAGTCTAAAATATGAGTTGGGTCATTAAAGTTGCAGTCAATTGTAATGAATTGCTCTTCGAATACACATTCTTTAAATATAAGAATTGTATTGAAATTGCACCTTGATAATTTAAAATCCCTTTTAAAAATACAGTTGTTGAATGTTATCTTTGGATATGAGAATTTTTTTTCTAAGAGTTCTAAGGTTTCATAGAAAGTATCTTCGGAAAATTCGAGAGGACTTAAATTACTGCCAATAGCAAGTATTTTATTAAAATCTTCGTTGCTCATAACCAATAGTTTGTATTTTTGTTTGTAACAATATATAAATAGTTAAGTGTTTCCCTTTTTATCCAGAATACGCACCTAACCGATACGCCACGCATTTGGATGAGAAGACAGGAAAGAAAGTGAACTCTACGCTAGACGTGGTCAGGTATTTGAAAGAAAAGCACGCCACCGGCCAGCTCTTTGAAACTGAGAAAAATGTAGACCGGCGTTGTAATTTTACAGTATTTGCTAGTAATTTACGGCCTCTGATTAAATTATTTGATGTAATCCATTTTTAACTCTCACATTTCGCTTATGAAATTTTTATTGTTTGATGCAGTGGATGGCACAGCGGATAAAAATCCACTGCATATAGAATTAGGTTCCATTGCTAGTTATCAGTACCTAAATGGTTCCCAGTCAACAATTACACTAAAAGGAGGGAATAGTTTTAAGGTAAAAGCCAGCCATACGGAAATAACGGGCAAAATAATGGTAGCTCTGCGAACTAGTGTGCCAGAAACTGAGCTTAGACATTTTTAGCAAGCAGCAATACCTATAAAATCGAACGCCCGGCTCTTTAACAGCCGGGCGTTTTTTCGTCCTATCAGCGGCCAGGCAAAGAGCTGAGTTTTGCAACGAATCAAAACACAACTTTTTCCATGGCAAAATCTGAAAGTAGTTCACAAGCTCAAGGCGTCGGCTTCTTTGGTCTTCTCTTTCTTGTATTTCTAGTGCTGAAACTTTTAAAAGTTATCACCTGGAGCTGGTGGTGGGTGACGGCTCCGCTTTGGGGTGGCTTCGCCTTCGCAATCGTGGCCTTAATTATTTTCTTAATTGGTTACTTCATCAAAATTCTCATCGAAAGTAAACGTTCGAAGTAATGAAACTAATGAGAAGGCTACTAGGAATTCCAGGATCTGGCTACTATCCAAACATCGAACGTAGAAACCGCGTGAATGCTCTGAAAATTGCTCTGTTAACGGAAGTTATCAAAGCTAACAGCAACAACCCGCACCACTGGGACGAATGCCAAAATGCCAACGAGAAAATACTGGAGCTAATCGCTGAAATCCAGTAAACCCCCAACGCCTGGTCACTGAATGCCAGGCGTTTTTTCGTCCTATCCAGTGTAGTGTAGGGGCTCCACTTTTGAGCCATGTTTCAGCTCCTAATCAAATCAGCACTCAACTACCTGCCCACCATCTGGCAATTCATCAAAAGCAATAAAAGCCGCTTTCTCATTGAGGTGGCCGTAACCATCTTTTCAGCAGCTCTGGGCTACGGAATCAAGTACTTTTCAAACGATGCTACCCTGAAAGCCTGCCAGGACGAACGAACGGTACTACTCAGGGAAACTGCCGCCAAGTCCGCCGCCCTGGAGGCCGTTAAATACGCGGGCGTTATTGCCACTTTACAAACTCAGTTAACCCAAGCCAATGATACGATTTTACTCCAGAAGCAAAAGGCAGCTAGTGACAGCATTAGCCGTATGTCTGAGCTTGAATCTATGCGGGCAATCATTAACTACCTCCGACAGTACCCAAGTGGTCCAGGATTTCGTACGCCACGCTAACGCCATTCTGGACTCGCTGAACCGTTTCGAGTTCACCAAAGCCCGGTATGCAAACCTCCTAAACCAGTACGCCCAGGGACAACAGCAGCAGCTCAGCCTACTGGTACGTATTGAAGAGCTGCAAAGACAGAACGAGCAGCTCAATACCGCTCTGACCAAAACACAGATACAGCTCGACGAAGAACGCCGAAAAAAACGAGCGAAAGCCTGGGAAAACTGGTTCTGGAGAGCCTTGGCCGGTGGGCTTATCTACAACCAAACCCGCCGCTAAAGCCGTCCTTTCTGCCAGCTGGTAGCCCCGCCAATTTTGGCAAAAAAAGAATGGCACAAAAAGTAATAAAGCGAAGGGCCGTCTTTGCTGAAATCCACCAGGACACTGTCGGGGACCAGGTGCATACCTTTTCCGTCAAGTATCGAAAAAAAGAGGGCGAAGAAGGCTACAAAGCCAAGGTTTCCAAAAGCCTCCAGCGATTACCTGGACAATCCGGATTTCGGCAAAACGTGAGTTTAAACCACGTGCTTTTGCTACACGATCACGAAAAAAATCACCCGTTTGAAATCCTTATTGACCTGATGGTAGAATACAATGGGATGATTATAGACCACACAATTTAATGTATCAATTTTCAGAAAACCTGTACATGGTGGAAGCCAGGGGCGGCGGTGCAATGGTGGAGCTAACCGGGCGGCGGGATGCCTCCTTCGGCGTTGGCTCCATTTTTCAGGCCACTAACGACTCTCTTCCACACGTCCGCTGGGGCGTGGCTGATAACCAGCCGAACACCATTAGCCGGGTGATTCAGAAAAACAATCAGGTACGCGGCCAGCTCGACTCCCTGCGAGACATGATTTACGGCTCAGGGCTGGGGTTCTTTAAAAAGCAGATTACCGAAAACGGCAAACTCGACATGGTTCCGTTTACCGACAACCGGCTGGAGGATTGGATGGAAGAAACCAACCTTCAGGGCTTTTGTATCGCCTCGATTAATCAGTTTGTACAGAACGCAAACCGTTTTACCCGGATGATCTGGAACCCGATCCGGGAATATTACGAACTGGAGGTTTCTGACTGTTTTGTGACCCGTATCGGCAAGCCTGATAAATACGGTGTTTTCGAGTATCATACAAACCCCTATTTCGGGGAAGGTATGTTTATCAATCACAAGGAAACCCAAAAAATTCAGGCGTTCGATGCCCGCCAGTCCGTGCAGGCGGCGACCGTAACCATGCACCACTCGAAAGCCGACATTCCCGGCAATCCGTTCTACGCGTATCCGTCCTGGTGGTGTGCCCTGGACTGGATTGAGCTGGCGAACCTTATTCCCTTGTTTCACAAAAGCGGCCTTAAAAATGGGTACAACATCAAGTACCTCATTCGGATGCCCAAGGACTATTTTGATAAGGACGGCGACCGCGACCTGGACCAAAAAAAGGTACGGCAGCGGTGGGACGCCTTCGGCGTTAATCTGAGTAAATGGATGAGCGGGACAGATAACGTAAACAAGTCAATGCTCATCAAGTATATGCGTGGCCAGGACGGTAAAATGCTCGATAACATCGACGTAATACCGCTCAAAAACGAAATGAGCGACGACGCCTACAGCAAAGTGTGGGAAATGTCAAACGTCAGTATCGCCAATAGTATGGGCATTCTGCCGACGCTGGCAGGGGTCAACCCTGGCAAGGGCAACGACTCCGGAAGCCAAATCCGGGTGATGGCCGACTACCAGCAGCATTACCGCACGCCGGTACCCCGCCAGCTGATGCTGGAGCCGATTCGCCACAGCCTCCGGGCGATGGGCTACCGGGACGTAGTACCGGCTTTCAAGGACGTACTCATTACCAACCTGGACGAAAACCCGAACGGGAAAAAGGCCACTGTAAACCCCGCCGCCTAATGCTTCTTTCTGATAGCGTCATAAAGGCCCGTCTAGGGGCCGTACAAACCAAGCTAGGGTGGGAAACCATGAAGCCCTACGCGGAATCCGCTGAGCGAAAATTCAAGGGTGTGGTGGGCCTGGCCGTCTGCCGGTACCTGGAAACAATCACTACCCAGAGCGATGCCTACGAGCTGCGGGCTTTGGCTGAGAGTGCCCTGACCTGGTCGGCCTACGTGTTGGCCCTGCCACACCTGAAAGTACGGGTGGGCGATCTGGGTTTGATGAAAACGAGCCCTCCCAATACGGTGGCTATTACCAAATGGGAGTACATCGACACGTTGGAAGCCGCCGAGAAGCAGGCCGACGAAAACCTGGAGGATTTTTTCGAGTTGCTGGATGCCCTCAAGCCAGCCGCCTGGACCGAATCCACCGCGTACGCTCAGCGGCGTAAACACTTCATCCGCTCATACGACGAACTAGCCGCGTACGTCAGTTTGGGAGGTGGACGAAACGGGCGGTTCTTTTCCATGCTGGTGCCCTATATCGCACGAGCGGAAGAACTCTACATACGCCCGCTTATTACCCCTTCGGATTTTGCCGCTCTGCTGTTGAAATGGCAAAATCCGGACACTGTCTGGGACCCTCAAGAAGAGCAGGCACTGGAGGCCATAAAAAAGGTCGTTGCCCCAATGGCCTACTATGAAGCCTTCCCGTTTTTGCCGCTTCAGGTTGACCAGGCTAGTTTTTCCAGTCCGCGTACGAAAGATGGCATTTTCGACGAACGCGACCCCGAACGTGGCGACTTGGACACGCTTCGGAGGCAGTTCTTCCAGGATGGCCAGCTCTACACGGCTCAACTAAAAACCATTCTGGACACCGTGGCCAGCCCCAACCTTTTCCCAGGCTATTACCAAGCCCACGTAAAGGAAATCCCGGACACGGAGCCCAGCGATTACACCCATACGTCACACGTAATTTTGTAAACTCCCATGCAGGAAATTCTAACCGAAGAACAAGAACTACAGGCCCAGCTCGATGCGATCAATGTCCGAAAGGGACAAATCGCCGCTGAAAAAGCCGCCGCCGCTGACGCTGAGCGAAACCGGCAAATCGCTATTCACCAGGAACTACTCCAGGATGCCAAGAACCTACGAGCAGAAGCTGGCCAGGCTACGGACCAACAGACCAAGCTCATGCTGTTAACCCAGGCCGCTGACGTGACCGCCGAAGCCAACCGGCTGGCTGTCGAGCTGGGTCTGGTCAAAGCTGAAGAACTGGAAGAAAAACCCGGTTTTACAGTTCCTGAGAAAGCAAGGCCATTTCTCTGGTTTGGTGGAATTGTCGGTATTCTGGGCTACTTGTACGCCCGATTCTTTGGCCTAAAGGACGTTATCGAGGCGATTAACGCCAAAGTTGAACCGTTCTCTCAGGTCCGGCCCTATGGCCTGGATTCCATCCAAAAGCTCGTTTTTGAAAAGTACTCTCTGGGAATGGACACTGTCGCGGTGTTCGTGTTGCTGGGCGTCTTTGTGCCCGTAGTCCTGGGTTATGTCCTGCCGTTTGGCAAAGGGAACAATTTTCAAACCGAGTTTAAAACGCTAACACCGTGGCAGAGAGTACTAACAAGTGTGTTGTTGCTTTTGGGTTTATTCTTGCTTGTGGGGCTTTCGCATTTAGTCAAAGCGTAAAACAGCCCAAGCCACCCAGAAACGACGACCTGGAGGAACGCTGGCGGCAAGTCTGGTTTGATTCTGCCAAAGCCGAAACCTGGGTACGTGAGAAAACCAACCGGAACGACCACCCCCGAATCAAGGAGTACAACCGCTTTGCTAAGGTGCCTTTAAATAGCCCGTATTGTGCCAGCGGCTTGTACTTCACAGCGAAAAAGGCAGGGCTCGACTTCGACCTGAAAAACCCCGCTGCCGTCCGGAGCTGGTTCTCGGATAAATCCAAGGTTATCTACGACCACCGACAACCCGGACGCTTCCAGGCAACGCCCCGGCGTATGGACGTCGTCTGGCTTTTCCAGAGCCATATCGAGGCCATAGCCGACCAGACCATTCCCCGCGACATTGAGGACGACGACATGATTAACACCGTCGCTTTCAATTCCAGAGGAAACAATGTGAAAGAAGGGGTATACCATCCGATGCGTCGCAAATGGCGGGACGTAAAACTGGTCGCCAACCACGTGACACCCTTCGTAAAAAAGAAAGAAAAAACCGAGGTAAAAACCTCACTCAAATAATGTCAAATTCTAGCGAACAAGACCAAATTTCCCTACTGGAGCGGGTACAGGCTCCAACCCCGAAAGTATTCCGGATAATCCGGAACGCGGGCGTAATTCTGGCCGTGATTTCTACCAGTCTACTATCCATCCAGGCCCAGGGCGTGAACGTACCAGAAATCGTTCTTTTTATGGCCGATAAAGCCTACGCCCTGGCGGGTGCCATCGCTGCCCTGGTGGCTCAGTTTACGGTCGATTACAAGGCCAAAGCAGAACGGGAAATTTTTAACAAATAGCCATGATTGACTTTACCCTAAACGGTGAAGCCAAGCAACTGCCCGAAAACTGGCAAGAGGTACGCCCCGACCTCTTGCCAGACTTGCTCCGGCTGTTGTTTGTCGAGCCAGAGAATACCTTTACCCAGCACCATATTCTACGCTTGACGCTGGGCTATTCCAAGAAGGAGTGGACGAAATTTTGCAGGATCTATTTTGGGGCAAAAGTCAGCGAAGAACGCAAGGATACCAACTCCGAAATGCTGGCTTTTCTCTTTGGTCGGTTGTCCTGGATGTGGACCGAATCGCTTACCGTGCAGCCGGTCGAATTTGTGGAAATCGAGCAGGTAAAGCACTTTTTGCCTGAGCCGTTTTTGAAGACAACCACCTACGGCGAATTAACCGACGCTTACATTCACCTGCGGGCCTTTACCGATCAACTGGAGCCAGGCGAAACCAGGCTACACCTGTTACTGGCCACCATTTGCCGACCCGAACAGCCAGGGGAGAATTACCAGCTAAACCCAGAGTGGAATGGCGATAAACGGGAGCCCTACAACGAACACGTGGCAGGCGTCCGGGCAAAAGCCTGGCAGGCCGTCCCGCTCTCCGTGAAAATTCCCATTTTGGTGTATTTCGTTGGTTCGTTGAAAGAGCTAATGGTCAGTTATGAAATTTACGAGACTGAAACCATCGACAACGTGGCCAGCGAGGAAGAATACCCCGGCCAGGGCTTCATCAAAAATCAGCACTTGCTCGCAGAAAAAGGCGTTTTTGGTACCATGAAGGAAACCCGCCAAGCAGGAGCTCACGAGGTTCTTTTGTTCCTGGAAGAATTTAAAAAAGACGAAGAGTACAAGGAGAAAAAACGCAAGGAGGCCGAAAATAAAAAATGACACCTACGAAACGATTCTGGCAATACTTAAAACCCATTTTAGAGGCTCAGCATGGCGTCAAATACGTTAAACTGTCGGATGGCAACCGGATGGACCGTTTAACGGCTGACAGCGTCAGTACGGACGTTTACCCCTGCGTTTTTGCCATTCGGCCCAAGTATCAGGGCACAGATGCCAACAGCGGTACGCTTTGGGCTCGATTCTCGACGATTTTATACATTTTCGAGAAAGCGGATTTGAACGACTACGACGACCAGGACGCTGCCTACGACCTATCGGAATTTATCGCTACTCAGATAGCACAGCAACTTTTTCACGACTCGAAAGATTACCGCTGTCTATTCGATTTAAACCAGTACCAGGCCGAACCCGTCGAGTACCAAATGTTAGACGCTGCCTGGGGGTATGAAGTGAAACTAACCATTTCGCTGCCCGCTAACGATCTTTTTTGCTAATGAGAAAAGCCCTGTATTACCGCGACCTTTTTGTTTTCTACCTGGCTTGTCTGTTAGCCTTACCCTTTACGTTTCTCTTTTATCTGGGCACCGATCTGGTAAAGCTAAAATGGCCTATGGGCTGCGTTCTGAAAACACAAATGGTGTATCAGAGCGTACGGTTTAAATTCAGGCCCAAGAGAGCCTAAAAGTTCCGGCCACGTGGTCGGAACTTTCGTTTTTTACCCGTCCTTTCCTGGCCCGGCTGAGCCGATCAATTTCACGAAAAAAACGCGTGACGCATGATTGATTTGCAAGCCCAAGGGATGGTTTTTTTACCCCTGAAATTTAGCCGTAACGAACTTACCTACACCATCGACGCGGCAGACCCAAGCCTGGCCAACCGGACCGGCTTAAAGTACTTTCTTGAAATTCTGGTACCGGCGTTTCCCCTGAGTCCGGATTTTGTTTTGTTGCACCGAAGCGAGGGCAGGGAGCGGCCCGTGGGTACAAACGGAAGCGTAAGCCTTTACGAAGGAGCGGACTTTTCGTATAACGACCGAAACGGGAAGCTGGACGGCCAGCTGAGCCTTTTAAAACCCGAATACGGTCAACGCTCGATGCGGCTTTCTGTTACGCAGACAATGCCTTTTAAATTACGTGAAATCGTAACGGGTGGCGTCGATTCCGATAAGACCAGCCCAACGCAGTGGGTTATAAAAGCGGGCATTTCTCTGGAACACTGGCCTGGCTACCAAAACGATTTCTGGAACAAGTACCAGGCACAGGCCCGCAAGTTTTTGACCTGGCAACCCAATGGCCGAACCGTAAGCCCAACCGAAGAAATTTATCTGAGCTTTGTTCTTAACTGTTTTCCGGTACCGGCCACGCTGAAGCTACGCGTTTCGTTCCACCTTTCCGACGGCAGCAGCACCCGGCCCCAAACCGTCAGCGAGCTGTCGGGCCTGACTCAGTATGGTGTGGTACTTTGCCCAGTTGGTCCCAAGATTCTGAACGTACCCGACGATTGCGAGCGGTACGACGTCTGGCTTTCCAACGAAAACGACGAATGTCTTTCGGAAATCCGGACTTATTATCTGGAGCAGCTCTACCAGCCATTTGAGCGGTTCATTCTCTTTTCCAATTCGCTGGGTGGCTGGGACACCTTACGGCTGACCGGCGAAACCACCGAGAAGCTCCGGGTTAGCCAGGTTACAGCCGAGCGGGCCCGGAAGTCTTCCGACCCCCTGGACTTCCCCGAAATGCTGGTAGTATCGACGGAAGGAGAGCGGGAACTGTCCTTTTCGACCGGCTATTTTCAAAAAGATTCTGCCGCCTGGCTGCGTTACCTAGATGAGCTGATACTGACCGAAGAAATTTACCTGGTCAGCGATCAGGGCTACGAGCCTTTACGGCGAACGACCAGCGAAGTAGTGGACCACCAGGACAACGTCTTTCTCCAGTCGCGTACGTTCTCGTTTGTCAAGCAATCGAAGGTTCAAAACTTCAGCCAGTTGCCTGCCAATGTACCCGACATTCGCCCGACTGTCTGGGTAGGTCAAAACTACACCCACGTACTCGATGCTCAGGGCAAACGTTCCGGCAAGATGGCCGCGACCCGACTCCGAAAAACCTACGCCGACGACGGTACGGACGTGAAGCCGCTAACCCTCAAACCTAACACACCCGGCGACCCAGACTACCAAAAGCCTATTTTTTCCCCGGTCGTCGTTGTGGGCTCGACGCCGTACCCATCTCTGGCGATTTCCAGAAAAACGAGCTACAACCGGACTACGTGCGGCAATGGCTACTACGGAGGCCCGGCCCTGGTGGCCATCGAGGCGGGCAAATACGGTGGCGAATCGCCAGGAGATGGGGACGCTCTAGCAGAAGCTGAATTTTTGAGCAAGAATACCCAGGCATATACCGACGAATGGGGTGTTTGCGATAACAGCCCACAAAACTACGCCTGGGACGTGCCCGCAGGCCATTGGCACTACCGGACCAATTACACGGCTGAAACCCTGGTTTCAGAGACAGCTCTAAACCCAGAAAAGGGGAACGCCTGGTATTTACCTCAAGGCTCCGGGTATCGGTACCAGAACTGGCAGAATGATTTGAATTTCCCGGCTCCAGCCGCCGCTAACGCCTGGCGTTTTGGTTTCTATCATTCCGTACCCATTACCGTGAAAACGTACATAAACGGCCAACTGGTGGACACCCGGACGCAAAACCCAAACCAGGAAAGCTACTCACAATTCACTTACCCCGGAACGCTCCAGAGCGGCGACCGGCTTTACTTGGAACGCTCAGACGCTTAAAATGAACTACGAAATACGCATCAATGGAGAGGCGGTGGATCTTCCGCCGTCTACTCCGGTAAAACTGGATTTTCAGAGCCCGTATTTGCTTTACGATACCATTCCGGGCAGCAACGACCAAATGCCCACGCTGCCGCCAACGGACCGAAACCAGCGGATTTTTGGCTACTTCCACGAGCCCCAAGCCGGGCCGCGTGTGGCTGAGTATGCCTGTCAGCAATTCTACGGCGGCGAACTCTTAAAGGAGGGGTATTTTATTTTGACAGAAGCCGACCGGATAAATGGGTACAAGGGCATTTTTAGCGATAAGCTGGGGGAGTTCTTTGGCGACTTTCAAAAAGTTTTGCTTTCAGAGCTGGAGCTGGGAACCCTGCCGCTGGAGCAACCGGCGACTGGCGAAGTATTCGCGGACGGCCAGCTGGCCTACGTCCTGCCCACCATAGTGAATCCGGATTTCTACGGCGGCAATAATCCGCCCGGATTTGAGGGGCGGATAAACGAGTTCCGAAACGGTGGCTACATTGGTACGACGCCAAAGGTGCCCATGTTTATGGTGAGCTTTGTACTAAAACGCCTTGCTCAGCTGACCGGCACCACCATTGAAGGCGAATTTTTCCAGCATCCGAGCTGGAGCCGCCTGGTAATTTATAACACCAGGGCGACCGATGCCGCAACCGGCGTTCTGGTATCGGGCCATTTGCCAGAGCTGACAGTGGAACAGTTCCTGTTAGAGCTGCGAAAATTGCCTAACCTATCCTTTGACTTTAATTCTACGGAAAAACGTCTGAGAATCGGTTTTTGGGAGGAAAAACTGGCCATGCCCGTTCTGGCGGACTGGAGTAAAAAGGCCGTGGAAGGAGAAGCTAAGACCGCCGAACGAAACGCCCGCCTTCAGCTGAGCTATGAGCTGGATTCTGGCGACGCTCTCCAGAAGGATAAGCCCGCCGAGGTGGCCGACTACTTCAGCCCGTTACTGCCAGACGACGGTCGCAATGGGTTGGCAAAACTAATCTGCAAATTTTCCACCTTGCTGGTCGATCAGGAAACCGGCCTGGCTTCGGCCCGTCAGAAAGGCAATACGTCGCAGTATGGCCAGGGAGCTGAGAAATTCAGCCCGCGTTTGCTGTTTTGGCATGGTCAGGTAAATGGTTATCCCAAGGCATTGCCGACCCACGGCAACTATTCACTGTATTGGACTGGCCCCAACGGTCTGGCCACTCAATGCTGGTCACGTACGGAAGCCCTGCGGAAAAATTGGTTTTACCTGAAGAAAGATTTGATCTTAAACGAGGCCGATCTGGCTCAGCTGGATTTCGCCCGAAAAATTCACATCGACGGGATGAATTATATTATTGCAGTACTTTCAGTTACTTTACCAATAGAAGATGTTGCTTCGGTATTATTACTTTCGGTTTAGTTTTAAAAATCAAATTTTTAAAACTAAACTATAACTTTAAATATTTAAATACTATGAAACAGGATGAAATAATTAATGAAATTGAAGAAATGACATCAAATTATAATTTTATTAATTTGATAGTAATGATTATTTTTAGGGATTTTGTTGGTACTATTGAAAGTTTATCAAACTATGATAGAAATAAAAATTTAAATTATAACGAGCTTTCCTATTTGATAGGATTATGGATTAAGAATGCAAAAAATAATAAAAAAATAGATATTAATTTAAATAAACAAATACCTATTGTCTATGATTTAATGTATAGATTGCATAGGACATTTCTTCCGGATTTGTCGGCATTATTTGAAGATTCTAATAATCATAAAGATACTAGTGATTTAATGCTACAAAAAGATCCATTAAGAGAGGCATTTTTTTATGGACCATGTGGTGCTTATGATTATCAATATTCTACGAATTCTTTTAATAAATATAAATATGATATTGAATGGATTAAAAAAGAGAAAGGATTTAATTTAGACTCCTTAAATAGTTTTTTTCTTAATATAAAAAACACTATCAATGTGAAAATAAATATATTGAAAAAAGACAGAAAAAAAAGATATTCAATCAATGAAATGTTAGGTTGTTTAATCATGACACATGAAGAGCTAGTAGGGGCGAATGTGGACTTTGATTTAATAGCTCAATGTTTTACATGTGAACTAGAGGGGGGGTATAATAAATCATTAAGATTGGTTGGGGATTTTAATGAATTTAGTGTTAAGCCAATAATAAAGCTTGGAAAAAAATTCTTTATTCCAATGCCATTTTTTCTAGCTGAATCTATTTATGATTCTCCATTTTATTGGATGGTAACCGATAAAAAGTATTTTTCAACTTGCACCACCAATAGAGGTAAAATAGCTGAGGAAATAGTATATGACTTACTTATTGATAAATTTAATCATAGTGACGTTTTTAAAAGTATTAAAATTAAAAAAGATAAAAGCCAGACGGATGTTTCCGATATAGACGTTATGGCTATAAATAACGAAGATTTATTGCTGTTTCAAATAAAGTCTAAAAGAATTACTTCGTTGGCTAGGCAAGGCGATGTTGAAAAATTAAAAGAAGATTTTAAGAAAGCTGTTGAAGATGCTTTTGTGCAAGGAATAGAGTGTTCTAAGGCTATTTATAATTATGAAAATTATAATTTTTTGAATAGTGATGGTGTGGATATAAGAGAAAAGCTTAAGAGCGTAAAAAACATATATGTGATATGTGCTTTACTAGAAGTATTTCCAGCAATACCACATTTATCTCAATTTTTGCTATATGAAAAATATGCTGAATCTGGTGTTTGTATAAATGTTTTTGATTTGGAGATTATTTGTAAATTATTAAAAACTCCTAAGAAGATTATAGACTATTTCTCTAAGAGAATTAATAACTGTAGGCATTATTATGCTGACAGTGAAATGAGTTTCTTAGGATTTTATATAAATCATGATTTGAAGAAACGTACTGAATATGATGTTTGTGTAATAGATAATGCATATGCTGGTAATATTGATAAAATTTATTACTCTGAAAATCAAAACGAAAAAATATATAATACGATTCCAAAAATAATTGAATCAAGAAAACAAATAGGTAGAAATGATCCTTGCCCATGTGGGAGTGGTCAAAAATTTAAAAAATGTCATGGGAAATAAGATATTGTAGCTCAGTAATTTATGGTTTAAACAGGCTTTAGCTATAACTATAATATCGTCCTTTCCATCTCGAAAGAGGCTTCCAAACTTGCCATTGAATCAAACCTAATGCAATGGCAATACAGGAAACCTCTTTTGAGGATAACCCAATTCTGGCTAAAATCTTAGAGGATTTTACCAAGCAAGCCGAAAGGCGTTTTATCTCTGCCGTCCGGGCCGAAGGGCTGGAGCTGACCGGCGAACTGTTGGCCAGTATCCACGCCGCCGCTGTCGAGCGTGGCCAGGGCTTTATCCGTAGTAGCGTCATGTTCTCCGAATTGCTCCGGATTAAGGACATGAAGCAACTCCGGTACACGACCGTACCGCCGCTCCGGGCGATGGTCGATTTTGTCGAAAAAATCGGAATTGGCCGCTTTGCCTACGTACCGGGCTATCCCACCGGCGTAACGCCCCGATCTGAACACGCTGCCGTCCTGCGGGTGGCTCGTGGGCTTCAGTTTCATTTCAAATCTTACCCGAATATCAAACGCGGGTATCGAGGGATTTACAACGACGAACTCAAATACAACGTACTGCCGCTTTTTTACGAGACGATGGAACAGGCCGCTTGTGCCTGGGCTGCGGAAGAGTTTCGCCAGAATTTCGGAAAAGAGGTCTTTTTCGCTCCAACTGATAAACGCAACTGGGCCAGAATGATGGCTTCCCAGACGGCCTATTCGGAGGGTAAAATTGACACGTCCAACCTCAAATACAATTTCCCCAAAAACCGGAAATGATACAGGACGAAATAAAAATTCAGTTTACTGGCGAGGCCAGCGGACTGAACAAAACCCTGTCTGGAGTAGGGAAGGACGTTAAGCAAGTAACCAACGCCTGGGCTGAAGCCGAGAAAGCCGCCAAGGATGCCGAAAAAGCCGTGGTGCAACTGGAGAAGACCGGCCAGAAAGGTACTGACGCCTGGAAAGCGGCCAAAGCAGCTGCAAAAGATGCCCGTACGGAGGCTGAGAATGCCCGGAAGTCTACCGAGCTTCAGAACATGACCTACGGCCAGCTCACCAACCAGGTAAGCAAGCTAAAAAAGGAGCTGTCAGCCCTGACGCCGGGCACTGATGCTTTCGTAAAAAAAGCCAAGGAACTGGGAGCTGCCGAGAAGCAACTGGCCAGCGTAGGCAAGGAAGTAACCAACCTAAAGAAAGGCGGCGAAGACCTGGGCAGTCCGTCGCTCTGGAGTAAAATTACGGGTGGTATCGGTGGCGTAAAAACGGCCTTTATGGGCTTTTTTGCTCTCCAGGTTGTACAGTTTTTCTGGGACATTGGAAAGGCCATTTTCGAGACGACGGGCAAATTCGAGAAGTACGAGACGACCCTTACCAGTATGCTGGGAAGCCAGCAAAAGGCGAAGTTAGCGATGCAAGCCCTTAAGGACATTGCCGCCAAAACGCCGTTCTCGCTGGATGAAATCACCGACTCGTACATAAAAATGACCGCTCGCGGGCTTCGTCCCAGCGAACAGCAACTACTACGAATGGGGGACGCTGCCGCCAAGATGGGCAAGCCCTTTGATTCGCTGATGGAGGCCGTACTGGACGTTTCCAATACCGAACGCTGGAACGAAATCGGTATTAAGGTTCAGAAGGTTGGCGACAAAATCAAAACGAACATTGGCGGCAGTACCCGGTATTTCGACGCAACCGAACAGGGAGCTATGGAAATGGCGGTGGCTTTTGGTAGTACGACCGACGCAATGGGCCTGATGGAAAAGCAGTCTGCTACGCTTTCGGGCCGTATGAGTTCAATCGGGGACACGTTCGACCAGTTGTATGGGTTGATTGGTGAGAAGCTAAAGCCCGTTTTTACGGCGTTACTAAACGTGTTTTCTGCCTACGTTGAGTTCCTCATGGAAGCCGTAGCCAATAGCGAGCCTTTGGTGGTAGTCTTTGACGATTTATGGGGCGTAGTCAAGCAGTTTTTTGGCGTTCTCATGGATTTGGTTTACGATTTATTTCCAGGGCTCCAGGGGCAAAGTATCTCAGCCACCAAATACGTGCAGATTCTTGCTCAGGTATTCTCTGGCGTAGTTATCGCCCTGAAAGTACTGGTGGGAGCTATTCAGCTGGTTGTCGATAGTTTGGCCGTCATGGGCGAAACGTTCGGAGCGGTCGGCAAAATCATTGGTATGGCCCTAACGGGTGATTTTGACAACATTTCCAAGGTTTGGGACGGCGTAAAAACGAAGGTAGAAACCACAAAAAAACACCTGGTTTCCAATTTTGAGAGCATAGGGGCCACTTTCAAATCGGCGATGGTTGAACGCCCTAAAGCGGATTTCGAGAAAGGGATGCTCGATACGACCAAAGCCAACGAAAAAGGCCATAAGGAAATAACGGACACCCAGAAAAAGGAGCTGGAGAAACGTCAGAAAGAAGCCGACAAGGTACGCAAAGCAGAGCTGAAGGCTCAGGACGAAAGTTACAAGCAGCAGCAGGAGGCCCACATTGCTACGCTGGCCACGGAAATTGAGCGAGAACGGGCCAAAGTAGACCTAAAGTACGAACTCTTGAAACGGCAGGCCGAACGCGAAAAACACGCGGGTTCTGAGCTAACCACGGCCCTGAAAGAAATCGAAATTCAGCGGAAAGCCGAACTCCAGGAGGTGGAAACTAAACACCTTCAGAAAATCAAGGATGCCAACGATAAAGCCCTTAAGCAAATAGCCGAGCTGGAGGCTGAAACCCAGATTAATGCCATCAAAGATGAATTGCTCAGGGAGGAAGCAAAGATTGAAGCCAAGAAGCAAAAACGCTTAGCTGAAGTAAACGACACGCTGGCCGACGAAGAGTACAAAGCGAAGCTCCGGAAATCAATTGAGGACGAAGCAACGTCTGAAATTGAGGCGAAACGGGCCGAACACCGGGAGAAGGAAACGAAGAAAGCCGCCGAAGCTGCCCAGAAACGCCTGGAGATTGAAAAGAACATCATCGAGCAGCAACGCCAGTCCGAAAATGCCCTTTTCGACTGGAAAGAAGTACAAGCCCAGGGCAATGCTACCAAGCTGGCCCAGATTCATAAAGAGAGGGTGGATAGGGAGCTGGTCTGGACCAAAGAAAAACTCATTGCTGAGCGTGACGCTGAACTACACAAGGCAGAGCTGGAGGTAACGGATAAGGAGCAGCTGAAAATATTACAGAAAGCTATTTCTGACCGCTACCGCAACGAGGAAGACCTAGCAGAAGCCAATTCGGCGGAGAAAAAGAAAGCCATTGATCGGGACTTGCAGGAAACCAGAGCCAAGCAATGGGCGGCGGGTTCTGACGCTCTACAGGCATTAATGAGAGGCGACGTAGCCGCGTTTGCCGACGCCACCAGTCAAATTTTCCAGGGAGAGCAGCAAGCCTGGCAAAAACGACTTTCTGCCCACATGGCAGGATACGAGGCCATAGCCGGAATGGCAAAGCAGGCCGTCGCGTTTTTGAACCAACTGAGCCAGGACCGGCTCCAGCGGGAAATCGACAACTTGAACAAAGAAACCGCCGCCAAAATCGACGCTGCCGAAACCCAGAAAAACGCAGTTATCGAGGGCATTCGTGCGGAAGAACAGGCCGAACTCGACCGACTCCGTAGGGAGTATCTAGCCACCCAAATGTCAGCTGCCGACGTCGAAGCCGTGGAAATGGCCCTGGCTACGGCTAAACAGGAAGTAAACGCCCAATATCAAACCTGGATGGACTCCGCACGAGCAGCGGGTAATAAAGCAGAATTGGAGCGGCTGGACACCGAGCGGCGGGAAGAGCTGAAGAAGGTGGAAGACACGGTACTGGCCAACCAAATGGGAGCCGTTCAGCTACGCAATAATGAGCAAAGCCTGACCGAGCAAAAGCAGACCATAAACGCCCAGTATAAAGCTTGGATGGATGAAGCCAGAGCGGCGGGTAATGCAGCAGAGCTGGCCAGGTTACAGAACGAACTAGCCGCTGAACAGTCCAAGCTCTCCAGCAGTGTACTGGCCAACCAAATGACGGCTGACCAACTGAATGCTATGGAGGCCCAACTGGCTGACGCTAAACAGGCCACGAATGCCCGGTATAAAGCCTGGATGGATGCGGCCAGAGCGGCAGGTAATGCAGCAGAGCTGGCCAGGCTGGAGAATGAACTGGCGGCTGAACTTCAGAAGGTAGACGAAACCATTCGTGGCAATCAGCTGGGTACAGCTACCCTCCAGAAAATGGAGCAGGATCTGGCTACGAAAAAAACGTCGATCAATACGAAGTATAACGCTGAAATTACCAAAAAGACGAAGGAGACGACCAACGACATTGCCAAGATTCAGAACGACGCCGCCGTAAAAGAGCGGGAACTGAAGCGGGAGCAGTGGAAGCAGCAGAAGAAGGCGGATACGGCTACGGCCATTATTCAGGGCTCTATCGCCGCTCTAAAGGCTTTGGCGTCTGGTTTCTTCCCGGTGAACCTGGTCTTTGCTGGTATCATTGCCGGTATGACGGCCATACAGGTGGCAAAAATCAATAATCAGCCAGAGCCCACTTTTGCCAAGGGTGGATTTGTGGCCAGAGGCGGCAAACACGGAAGCCGGTACGGGGAGGGAGGCATTGCCCTGGTTGATCGGTCCAGCGGTCGGGAAGTGGGTGAAATGGAAGGGGATGAAGCGATTATATCAGCGGACCAAACAGAGGCCAATTGGCCGTTAATCCAGCAGATGTTTAAAAACGCCCGGAATCCTTCCATGCGTAGAAAACCCATTTCTGGAGAGAACCGCCCGATGGCTTTCCGGGATGGTGGCCAGCTCTTTGAGAGTCCGTATTTCAAGAAGGAAATGTACCTCTTTGGGTCGAAGAAAAAGAAAGCCGAAAGAGATGCCCAGAAAGCTCAGGAGCAAGCCGAAGAACAGGCCCGACTCGCTCAGGAGCAGGCCGAAGTTGAAGCCGCTCAGTACGGCGGCGGTGGAGTGGAAGGTGGCCCCGACGCCGAAGCGGCATACGCTGAAGCCCAGCAGCAAGGACAACAGCAGCTCGAATTACTTCAGGGTATTATTGATGTGAACGCAGAGAATGGAGCCAAACTAGATGCTTTGGCCGCTACAGTTGGTAGCGTACGCGATGCGGTAAACGGAAATATAGGGGCTACCTATAGTGTAAGGGATGCGGTATATGGAGCCGTAGGGGACGCTCGGAATGGCATAATAGCCGCCCTATCCAGCTTTGGCGGGTAGCCGTTGCTTTGTACCAGTAAGTTTTTTCGGTATACTTTTTATGAAAGTGTAAAATAGTGGAAAAATTTACTGGTATTGAGTAAAAATGTAGAATAATTTACTGTAAATTGTTACAATTTTGAGTAAATAAAACCTGCCCCCTATGTTAAAAACACTTACCCTGGAAGTCCCCAAACACTTGAAGAAATTTTTTGAAAATGGAGAGTATGGCCCCGCCGACCAAAAAGGACGTTTACAGATTGAGAAATGGAGTGAAATCGGGCGTTTGTTGCACCTGGTTTCCCGTACGATTCCATTCACTCAGAAGGTAAGAGAAACGAGCGGCAGCACCATCACTCTGGCCTATCACCTACGGGAAAAAGCGTACGAGATTCCCTATGACAAAATTCCCGATCTGGTACGGCAGCTAGATGAAATTTTCCGGCGTACACTCATTTGTGAAGTTCGCCGCGTTCATGAGCTGGCCGGTGGCGATTATTCGCCGTTCATTCGAGACTTTCTAACGCGGTATGACATTGACACCGCCGAAGACTGCGACTGGGAAGTGATTCGTAAAATTTACCGGGATTACCTCCAGCGGATTGAAAAAGTTAACGACCGACGCAGAAAAATGCTCGAAATGCGTCCGCCGATGAAAAAAAGTTCTGCACAAAAAGTCCGGCAAATCGCATAGGTCGTCCGGGTTACGCACAAAAAGTCCGGGCTATGCACAAAAAGTCCGGGCTGGCTCAAATAGAAAAACCGCACTAGGGACGTCCTATGGCGGTTTTTCTATTTTTTATCAATTTGAAAACGTATAAAAAGTACGTCCTTTTGAGCCGGATTTTGTGCGGGTAGTTTTGCCATGATGGCAACACAAAACACCCCCGCTTTTCTCTCGCAACCCTGCGGCCAGGCCGTGGGCCGAAAGCTCGCCCGGCTTTTGATTTTACCGGCTGACCAAATCGACTTGATTGTTTCGGGCGTACCTATTCTCAGACCGGGTGCCAAGCCTACGGAAATCGAAGTGGCTGGAACGTCGGCCACTGTTTCGGAGACTGAGGCACTAGCAGAGCCCGGAGCCGGTTACGCCTGGGCGATTAATTTTTCTCTTTCCAAAGCCCGTCCCGAAATCCGCCGTTTCATTCTCCAGCATGGGCGGCGTCCCTGGGTGGCTTTCATCCAAACCATTGCGGGCGATTCGCTAATGATGGGAAGCCCTGAGTTCCCGCTCTTGCTTCAGGCGGCTACGTCGATAGGAGGGGGAGCCAATCAAAACGGTTTCCAGCTCACCGGCAGGGGACCAGAGCCAGCGGGTTTTCTGCCGGGCCTATCCGACGATCAACTGAGCGGTGGTGTGTTTGACGCCAATACCTTTTCTGAAGTATTTGAAATCTAATTATGTGGACCCTAGCAGACCTTAAAAACAAGACGAATCAGCTGATTCGTTTAGCCACCAGGCAAAAGAAAATTTCTAACACGGATCTGGCCGACGTACTGGATGCCAACGCGGAGTTTGTCGATGAGCGGCACAATTCAATGAAAGCAACGTTTGATGCTTTTACGACAACGTACCCGGAGCGGTTTAGTAAATTAAGCGTTACGCTTTACGTTAGCCAGGCGGGCGGCTCAGACACCAATACCGGGCTTAATAATGCGTTGCCATTAAAGAGTCTAAGACGGGCGGCTGAGCTGGTTGATTACCGATTCCAACGGGTTCATATTTATATCCAAGGGAATTACGACGTAACGGAGAATATCGTTTTTCACGTAAACGAACTGGTTCTATACCTAGAGTCTAACCGAACGCTAACCTTTAAAAAACGCATTATTGGCCAAGGCGAAACAGTAAACTCGCTTCGAGTCGATGGTACGTATTTAAAAATTGAAGCCCCAAACGACGCAACGGCCCAAGTTGTAACCGAAGAGAACGCGGGCTATCTCCGAGAGGACCCCTATTGGATTAAAGCCACCCTCGGAGCTATTAAAATAGGCAACGGAGAACTTACCTATTTTTCTTATTTGCCTAGCCTGGTAAACCTTTACAATGTACAGGTTCAGCTCGGAGCAAACACGGCCCTCGTTTCGGGTAGCAATGGAACCGCCGACGCCAATTTTTTTGCCTACCATGTCGGGTTTGAACACAACGTTAAGAACTGGACCATTGCCAGTTCGGCTATGGTTTCGCCGTTTTGCCGCCAGGGTTATTTCCGTAAAGAAATTCTCTTTAATAACTCCAGTTCTTGGTTTAGCGTCGGCACTCAGGCCAGTTTGCAGCTACATAACGGAATGTACGCCATTCGGGCCGTTCTCGACTCGTGGAAGGGTGGGGGCGTTGTTTACAACGGAATGTATTCTGGTGTTCTGACTTGGCACGGGGAGCCCACCAACGATAGTACCAGCGAAGCCAGAGAAATAACCCTTCATGGGATGGGGCATAATCTAGCAGGAAAAAGTCTGAAACTACGCACCGTAACAGTTGCCAATTCTTTAGCTCCAGCCGGACAAGCCCAACGAATAGAGGTACAACTAAACGAAGTACTTTCTTCGGCAATCGTTGTTGAATTTTATTATCATAAACTAACCTAATCTACCGCTATGGATTTATTAAAACGACCCCTGAGCCCTTTACAGGTTCGGGCCATATTTGATGTATTAACCCAAGAGGAAAAGTTTGCTCTGGGTTTACGTCGGGATTTTCGCGGGCGGCTTACTATCGACCTGACGCGGCTCTTTCATTCAGGAAGTATTAGCCTTGAGAAAATCTGGAAAATGCCGGTCGGGGAAGGCCAGAGCCAGACCTGGGAGCCGGTCGCAACTGAACCCGACGAAATCCACGATTTGCCTCAAGATTTCGTATTGTACTTGTTTAACGCAGCCGTACAGCACCCCTGGTTTGCCGAAAAGCTAACGGAGTATTACGGTAGCGTCCCGGAAGTAGAACTATGAAAATAGTACTAGAGTATGATACGCAGGGGATTGTGCCCGATCATTTCCGCGTATTGGAAGGTTTTACGCTGGAGGCCAGCGACGGCACTATTTTTGATATACCGGCTGGCTTGCTTACGGACGGAGCCAGCGTACCTGGCTGGGCTCAGGGTCTTATCCATCCCATAGGCCGCGATTTTGTAGCCGACGCTTTCCATGATTGCTTTTACATAAGTAACCGCGTTCACGGCTTTAGCCGGTCGCAAATAGACACCTACTGGCTTGAATTTATGAAACGATTTAACCCTAAAAAGCCCAGACGAACGTATAGCAAATTCGTAGTAGTTCGGGCTTTGGGTTGGTGGAACTGGTACGGCTACCGGCTCGGATTGTTCAAGTAGTAAGCCTAAGCCCTCCGATTATTCGGAGGGCTTTTTTCGGTCCTATCCACGGCAAAAAGCAGGGGCGATGTTCGCAAAGTCAAATGACGACTAGCACGAATACCCCCTATGTCAATTTTAAACTTTTCTGGCCCTCATTCATTACTGGCCATTCAAGAAGCCTACTTTGAGAACACGTTTCTGCCGCAATTGTCCAAAGGTGAGCATATGCCTAAAGCCTTTGAAATTCCAGACAATCAAAAGATGCGAGCAGCGACAGACTACACTATGTCTTACCTGGACTATTACCGCGTTCCGGAGCAACAGGGCGTGGTAGTATTACCCCTCAAAGGTGTAATGTCTCGAAATACTTCCTGGTATAATGCTTACGGAAATGCCTTTTTAATGTCGCTCATTCAACGAGCCGACAAAGAAGCAAGCATAAAAGGGGTAGTTATCGACGCGTTTACACCGGGCGGAACGGTTGACTCCACCAAGGCACTTGCCAACGCAATCTGGAACTTTTCCAAGCCAATCGTGGGCCAGAGTGCCTACGTAGCATCCGCAGGCGTTTGGGGGCTCTCTGGGTGTGATTTAATCCTCTTGGAACCGCAGGCCAGTACAGAAATGGGCTCGATAGGGACGCTTTGTTTCCACACCGATCTACGGCAAAAAGCCGAAAAGACGGGCGAAAAAACCACCATTTTCCGGGCGAAAGGTTCGCCCGATAAACTCAAACAAAACGCGTACGAAGAACTAACGGATGAGACTATCATTGAGATTCAGCAGCGGCTCGATGCTTCTCAAAAAGAGTTCGTAACAGACGTCCGTCGCGGTCGGGGTGGAAAGATTCAAAGCAACGAAGTTTTCACGGGTAAAATGTATTCGGGAGCGGATGCCATTCGCTTGGGGCTGGCGGATGGTTGGGGCACGCTAGGCGATGCCGTGCAACGGGTGTTGCAACTGGCCAAATAACCATTTTTTCCTATGCTTTAACCCATGAGTACAAAGACCAACAAAGGGAGTTTTCTGGCAAAAGTACTCCCTTCCCTTTTCGGTTATCTTAACGAAAAAGATGTAGACCAGGCAAAGCTGGCCGACATTGAAAAAGAAGCCCAGGCCGCGTTTACAGCTGGCAAAAGTACAGACCTGGAAGACCCGGAAGGTCTGGAAGAGCCAGATACGGAAGCCGCTGAAGACGATGAGCTGACCAAGCTCAAAGCCGAAGTGGCCAGCCTGAAGAAAACTAACGCCAGTCTGACGACAGAAAACACCAAGTTCAAAAAGGCTCACCAAAACCAAGCTGCCGCAGGTAAGGTACTGCCCAATGAAGACGCTGGAACGCGTGGCCAGGCCGAAGAGCCTCAGTTTGCTGCCAACGATCCTATGGGCATTGCCCTGAGTCACTGGAGCCAGAACAAAAAGGCTTAACCGAACAACTCAAACCAATAGCCTGGAATTGAACCAGCCAGGCTATTGTTTCCCCTCATTTTTTCCTAATACGATTGCTTCTATATGTTAATTGCTAATTCGCTGGTCAATTCGGTTGACCTTAGCAAATTGCCCGCTCAGCTGCAAGAAACGCTGAGCAATAAACCGATTGTTTTTAACCAGATTCTGGTGGATGGCTTTGAGAAAATCCGTCAGGACTTCATCGTGGACGAGTCGGACGAGAAAACGCCGCTTTTGTCGATGGAAGTCCGCGACATTCTCCAGCCTGCAAAAGACGGGTTCGACCCTACGGAGAACGCCGTGGCCTTTGGTGCCCGGATGCCGGAGTTTCACGATATTGACATTGATCTGTCGCTGAAGCGTTCCGACATTCTCAAGTACTTCCGCTCGTATCTGAAGTACATTACGGGTCTGAAAACGCAGGCTGAAGTACTGGCCAATCCCTGGCCGCTTTTCTTCCTGGAGCAAATTCTGGGTAAAGCCGGTAACGACCTGGCTTTAATTTCTGCTTACCAGGGAGAGCGGAACGACAACCAGAAGGGAGCCCGTTACGTAATGAACGGTCTGCTGTATAAACTCACCCAGGGCCGGGCTTCAGGCGGCGATATTGCCGAAAGCAATATATACGAATCGGTACTCGATGCAATCGAATTTGACGCTGGAGTGTACGACGAAACCAACGAACTGGCTCAGTTGACGGAAAGCGTACCGGAGCTGGCAGGCCGTGCCATGTTCGTGGAAATGTCACCGCGTTCGTACCGCCTCTACAAACAAAGCCGCCGTGCCAAGTCGCCCAACCTGGTGAGCCTTTCTGAGCAGCCCACCCACCTGGATGATTTCCCCAACATCGAGATTAAAGTGGAGTCTGGTCTGGGTAACAAACGCTTCCAGTGGTTGACCGTTCCAGGTAACAAGTTCTTCACCTTCAACCAGGGTTACGAGAACTTCACCGCTAAGCTGATGGAGGCCATCAAAGGGTATGAGGCTAACATCATGTTCTCCGCCGACGTCAACTACGGTACGGGTAAGTACGTATTCTCTAACGACCGCGAAGACTAAGCACTACGTTTAGGGAGTGCGAGCGGTCCGCACTCCCTTCTATACTTTCCTTTTCCCCTTTTTAATAGGTTACATATTTCTAAAAAACAGATGAATACGTTTAAAAAAGTAGCTTTGGTCGGTATCTCGCTCCTGGCTGGTTTGATTGCCTTTTTGTATACGGGTAACGTCCTGGCGTCAGCTCTGGCCGTTCCCACCACGTCGCTGGTCCTGCAATACGCAACCGGCGTAAGTCTCGACACCGGCATTTCTGGGTTTGCCTTTTGCTCTCCGCTGATCGGGATTAAACGCAGATGCCAAACTCCAAGTCTGGGCGGTTCAAAACGCGTTTACCTGGTACTTACTGAGGACATTGAGAAAGAGTTTCTCACGTACGAGGTAATTAAAACAGCGGGCGAATGGAACGCACCTATTCCCCTGCTGGCAGGTAAGAAGTTTATCGAAATTGAAGCCTGGTACGATACCACCAAATGGGATGGAGCTATGAAGCCAGGCGGCGGTTTTACCCAGGGCGTTGAGTTCGCTATTCTAGGTTATGATAAAGACATTGCGAAGCTCTTAACCCTGCTTTACGAAACGCCGGTAAACGTTATTGTCCAAGGTAATGACGATACGTTATACTACTTCGGCCAGAAGTATGTACCGTTGATGTTTGAAGCATCCGCCGCAAGTCCGGTTAAAGGTACCGAACAAAAGAAAGTCACGCTGAAGGCGACAAACGACGGCTTTACGCTGCCGGTGGTCCCTCTGGGTCCGTTGTCCACTTTCGCTGTCGAGCCCTTAGTGGCAGCCGCCTAATTTTCTTTCACTGGCCAGCCACTCTCCTAATAGCTGGAGAGTGGCTTTTTTCTTCACTTGCGTATGCTTAAAAAAGTCAAAATCATTAAAAAAGACGAAGCCGCTCAGGTAACGCTTTTTATCGGTGGTACTACCAAAGCTCTAACTGATGCCAACCTTTCCGACGACGAAGCCCGGCTAATCATGCAGCAGTACCCCGAAACATTCGGTTTGTTTTTTGAGGATAAGAAACCAACCCCTGCTACGGCTTCCTAAATTCTTTCTGCGTTATGTCGATTAAAACCCTAAAAGCGGACCTGCAACTGGCCCGCATTAAACACCGAACGAACCCCTGCGAGACAACGCTGGGGGCACTCGAAAAGGCTCAAAATGCCTATGATTTGGCCGTTTCTGGACAACCTGTTTTAGATGAAAGAAGCGAGGATCTAGGTACAGAATCTGCAACCTCTGGAAGTACTGAAAATGAGCATACTACCCCTGACGGCCGTCAAGAGCCTATTGATTCCCTCACAGGTTTTACTCCAACTGAGCTGGCAGAGTTTAAACAGGCAGTTGATGCGTTCTTGCGTGGACCTTCCAACGTCAAAAGAGTTGGAATTATCGGCAGTAGCGTTGGCCGCTCAATGTTTGCCGCTACGTGCCTTTCCAGTAGTTGCTCCGCCACTAATGCAGCCGCTGGAGACGTTGACCGTCTGCCTGTCGATACCGAAACCGCACATTCAGAGCATGAGGCTGGAGCTGGAAGCGTGGACGAAAAAACCACTACTGAAGCTCCAAATTCCGAACCTGTTACCACTCAGCTGGCTGAGCCCGAAGCGGCTCCCAGCCCCGCTGTTGCTGAGCCCGCCAAGCCTGCAAAAGTTTCTACCGGAACCAGCAAGGGAAAGGCCAATTCTGAACAAAAAAAAACGAAGGAGACAGCCAAGTAACTGAATCTAAAGAAACCGTTTACGAGCGGCTCATGGTACAGGCTGAAGCCTTACACCGTGAAGCCGCTATTTTGTCTAATACGCTGCATACATACCCCGCTGAAGCCGTCGAAGCTGTCAAGCCGGTAATTCAGGCAATCATCGACAAACGCATGGCATGGAAGCAGGTACGCCAGAAAGCCGAATACCTGAAAAAGTTCGGCGAACTGCCTCCGGAGGCGGAGCAAAAGCCAGGCGTTACGGAGCTGGTCGCTGTAGACTCCAGCCTGGCAGAGCTTCAGGTTCAGCTCCAGCGGTTAAATGTCAACATTACCAAATACGAGAAAAAGGTAAAAGACCAGCCCGAACACAAAAAAGCGGGCAATTGGGCGGCTGATCTGGACAAAATGCGGGCTTTAAAACGGGAACTCCAGCAGAAAATCGTAAACCAGAAATATGAGAAGCAATAACAAATATTTACAAAAGGTACAGGACGAACTCGACTTATACCGGCGTCACCTGCTTTTGGGTGAAGAACTCAGTTTTGCCCAAAAACAGGTTTTTGAAAAAGTGAACGTAGCCAGGGGTTGGCTAAAATCCGGGTATAGCGATACACAGGTTATCACCCTACTAAAAAACGACCAGGTTACGGACCTTCAGGAACGCCGTGCCCGTGAAATTCTTTCCATAGCGTACGATCTATACGCGGACATTCGACTTTCCCGAAACCACGATGGTGTCAAATTCCTATACGCGGAAATGTTCCGGGAAGCGGGCTGGATGGTCTACGAACAGGCAAAAAATGCTTTCGATTTAAAAGAACGAAAGGAGGGAGCCGAATTAATGAAAACGTTTCGTGCCCTGATGGCTGAAGCGGCCCAGTTCGATGGAGCCTACGACGCAAAAGCCAAGGATATGGAAGGAAAGAAAAAGCCCACTAAGGTGGTCTTAAAGCAAGTTTCCAAAAATGTGAATGGCCAAATACAAAATGATTTTACCAAAGAAGAGCATTACGAAATAGGGGAGTAAAAAATGGAAGAACTTGAAATTACCGTAAACGATAAACAGGCCGCTTTTCTGGATGCGGTAATGAACAGAATGGACGTTCACGACGTCAAGGTAGCGGGCATGGTTGGCGGTATTGGATCTGGTAAATCTATAGCTATGTCCGATCTGGCCGCGATTATGAAAGAAGAATTGCCCAGGGCGAAAGGCCAGCTAGCCTGCCCGGTGGTTAGCCAGGCGAAACGCTCCCTGACGCCAGGGCTCCGGGCTGGTTGGCGGGACCGTTGGGGGATGGTGCCCTATAATCCGGCGACCGGCGAAGGAGAGTACGTACTTTGGAAAGAACCGCCCGCAGGATTCGACCGACCCTACCAGGAACCGGACGACTGGAGTAACTGCATTTCGTTTGCTAATGGCTTTGTCATCGAGGTTTGTGGGTACAAGCTCGATGCGGACGCCCACCGTGGACGTAATGACGATTTTGTGCTGATGGACGAAGCCCTACGTTTTAAGCGGGAATGGCTCAAGATATGTCTGGGTCGTATTCGTGCGAATGTGGGCCGGTATGACTCGAATTTACACTGGCTTTTCGCTTTCTTCTCCAGCCCACCGTATGGAGCGGAAGGGGATTGGATGTTTGAATACGAGGAACTACAACGCAAGGAGCCTAGGAAATATCATTTTACCCAGGTTATCACCCGCGACAACCTGGTATTTCTGCCACCTGGCTACATTGCAGGACTCAAGGAAAAACTCACCCCTTTGGAGTTTGAAGTGGAAGTATTGGGTAAGCGTCTTTCTCGCATTCCAAACAGCTATTACCCTGGCTTCAACTGGGAAAAGCATAGCGATATTGAGGAGATAAACGGCTGGTATGATCCTACCCAGCCGCTTGAAACTTCAGTAGATTTTAACGCACACTTCACCTCAAACACGGTCTTTCAGTCCAAGGCCAGGCTATTGAAAGGACTGATGGCTCTCTTTGTCAAGGAGCCACTGGCCAACCCACAAACAGGGGAGAAACTAACGATGGCTGAGAGCCTGGCCGTGAAGATGCTGGAGCGGCTGAGCGGCCACCAGAACAAGACGCTCTACGTCACCGGCGACCGCAACGGCCAGAACAAAAGTGCAGGCTCTACCAAGTCCATGTATGAGCTATTCGCGTCCGTTTTCGAGGCGGCTGGATGGAAAGTAATTTTGGTACCGCTCAACTACAACATGGACTTACACGAGCGTTTCCTGTTGATGCACCGGATACTCACCGAGTCAGACAAGAAGGACTACTACCTACGGATGCACCCGCAGGACTTCAAGCCCGCTATGGTGTCTATGATGTTCGCACCCATCAAGGCCGACTACACCAAGAACAAGGGTAGCGAGAAGGTGGCCAGCATCGAGCAGGAGAACGCCACGCACCTGAGCGATACAGTAGACTACTACGTCATATGGAAGTACATGGGCGGCACTAGCTACAGTGAGAGCGGGTTCGACATCGATTTCTTTTAATCGATTAACCGATAAACGACCGGGCCGACCAAGCCGCGACGTGGAGCCGACCACGTGGCGGCTTGGTCGGCCCGCCAACTTTTTAAGGGGTACCCACCCCGCCGACCGACCGGCCCAGCCCGAAATCTCAATTCAGCCATTCGAGAAAATCAAAAATGGAAATTTCCAAAATGTTATAGGGCGGGCGGAAAAGAGAGAAAAATTGAGGTTTAAATGTGTTTATGTAGGGCAAATGATTGATTAATAGATTGTTATGAAAGAATGCTTATAAAAAAGAGTGCAACTTTTTTAACAATCTGATAATGAGATTTATATTTAAAAATTCCTAGTAGCCCATATTTTAAGATTTACTGATATGTCCTATAAAGACTTGTTTACTAATCCAGCACCTTGGATATTGCTAGGAGCTCTAAGCGGTGCAATATTATACTTTAGCATCTACAAGAGATTGCCCGCAAATTTTCTCACTAATCCTGCCACTTGGGTTTTTATAGGTGCATTAGTTGGAGCAATAGGTTCCATGTCAGCATCTATACAGCAAGATATAGATGCTGAAAATCAAAAAAAGTCATTAAACGATATGAGAGATGATATTATAAAAAGACAAAAAGATTTAAATGATAAGAATGAAGAGATAAAATTAAATTTAGAAAAGGTTAATGCTTCGTCAAAGGATCAATTAGAGCAACAGAAAAAAATAAATGAAAAAAGTGAGCAAATAGCGATACTGCAAAAAGATTTACGGCTTAAGAGCGAAGAAATATCTCAAAGTATTACGGGCGGAAATGGTTACTGATTTGCTATGATTTTTGGAAACAATAGTAGTGAATTAGTTGATATATTAGTATATAACAAGGGAGAATATCCATTGCATGATTTAACTGTATCTATAATCGATGATGATATCAAGACGATACCGTATGATGGAAAAAAATCTGTAGCAGAATTCGCTAAGCAGCACGATAATTATCAGGTAAATATTAGTATAGGTAATATGGCTAAAGGCAGTGGGAGGATAATTGGACAAGTATTAGCAAATAGACATCAAGAGAAAACGTATAAGCTTTTCTTTAGTGCATTAAATGGTAATTGGACTCAAAAACTTAAATTAGCTTTTGATAAAAATGGTCACGTAGCATATGCTAGTATTGTATACAAAACAGTTATAAAAGGTAGTAAGGTTGAATATATTAAGCTTGAGGAATTGCAGCAATTTGAATATCCAAAAAGTAAAAACGAATTAAATTGGAGGTTTAACTGAACACATGGCTACTAAAAAAGAATTTAAAATGATGTCACTAGGTATGACAGTTTTAATAATATTTTGTGCCTTTTTAATTCTTAGTATGCCATATTTCCTTATTAAAAAGTCTTTTATAGGGGGAATGGATTTTACAGGAACAGGTCAAATTGGTGATACTATAGGCGGGATAACAGCACCATTTATTGGGATCGCAACGTCTGTTTTGACATTTTTAGCTTTTTTCGTTCAGTATAAATTCAATATTCAGCAGAATGAGAGAATTGATAAGCAAGATGAAGAAATCAAAATTGACAAGTTTGAAAATAGATTCTATAGCCTTTTATCTATTTTAAGAGAAAATATCGCAGAGATTTCAATTAAGGATGAGTATAAATCTAGAAGAGCTTTTGTGTATATGTTTAATGAATTTAGATTTTGCTATTATGAATTATCTGTAATCAATGTAGAAAACAGATATTGTTTATCTGAAAATGAATTGACTAATATTTCTTTTCTAGTTTTTATGTTTGGCATTGGCAATACCTCTGATGATGTTATAATTAGTATCCTAGAGCCTAGATTTAAAGATTTATTAATAAATTATCTAATGAGATTAGAACAAAAACAAGAGATATGGAGCGAGTCAATGGTTAATAATTTCGCTAATATTGAAGAACAAGATAAAGTGCCAGGGAAAATAATTTTGAAATTAAATGATGAACTAGATAGGAAAATAACTTTTATGTCAAAATATAAGCCTTTTGCAGGTCATTTGTCAAGGTTAGGGCATTATTTTAGACATTTATATCATATTGTTTCTTATGTCGAAAACTCTACATTGAGTGAAGATAATAAAAAAGACTATATAAAGACTTTGAGAGCCCAATTATCTGCTCACGAACAATTATTGCTATATTATAATTCTTATACATCTTTAGGTAGTAGCTGGCGGTCTAATGATAATGGTAAAAATTTATTATTAGAATACAAATTATTAAGAAATATTCCAATTCCATTAGCTGATTTTGGGCCAAAAATTAGAGTTGAGTATGATGAGCCAAACTATTTTGAGTGGGAACAAGTAGAAGAGTTATTTAATAGATAAATTAGACTGCTTTTATTTAGTTAATAATATATATTAAAACATGACATATAAAGAGATAATGCATTCAAATAATTTATAAGATTTGAGAAACTTCAAAAAAATATATGAATATATATAATTTAAAAAAAGGTTGGTATTTATGCCAACCTTTTCCATTTTTAAGTAGTTACCATTATGAGTATTAATAGCAACCGTTCACCTTCAGCCAGAAGGCGACCAACAAATTTACTTGTCCGGTCGCCTTTTTTGGCCTTCCGGGTCTTGTTTATCAGTTAATTAACGATCATTTAACAAGTTTATACTCTTTCGGCTTCAAACGACCTAATTCCAGAGCTACGCGGCGTTCGTCGGGCTTGCCGTAAACCTCCAAACCCCGCGTACTTTTTCGTCCTAGCATGACAGCCACTGCCTCTTTCGTCAAGCCCAGTTCATTAAGTGCCCAGTCCGTAAACGTCTTACGACCTATTTTTATACTCAATTTTGAAGCTAGAGGCTCTGGAAACTTCAAATAAGCCGCCAGTACCTTTAGCCAGTCGTTCATCGTTTTATTTGACTTTATGGGTAATTTCTCCCAGCCGCCGTATTTATCTATAATCGGGCGGACTTCATCAAAAACAGGTAATTTGGCTTTAACCTTCGTTTTTACACGTGGGTGCGTAATCCATTCCTGATCGTCAATGCCCAGATGAACCCGAAACTCGGCAAGTCGGGCCATATCTTTTAAATCCTGATAGTGAAAGCCGGTTTTACAGTATACGAAAAATACGTCGGCGACTTCCTGAAGGGCTACGTTATCAGTTTGGAAAGTTCGTACGGCCTCCAGCATTTCTGGCGTAAGGTGTAGCGGGTCTTCTAAGGCTTCGTTTTTTACTCTAAAGCCTACTAGTAAGTCTTCTTCAGCCATACCAGCACCGGGAGCCCACTTGGTTACAGCCTTTAGTACCTGGCTATGCTTACGTATGTAGCTGGGCTTATGTTTTTTTGTTCGTTCCATCCAACGCCGGTACTTTTTCAGCATCGCCACGTCGAACAGTTCCAGCGGTAGATCTACTTGTTTTTCAGAAATAAGAAAGTCAATCAGCTTTTTACGCACTTTGTCATACGTTTCAGCTGTGGATACGGTAAGATTAGGGTTTTCTACTATTTCTTCTTTATGCCACCGGCTGAAGGCTTCCAAAAATGTATAGGTGCGTTTAGGGTTGCGAAACGTCTTCTTGACGTGCTCAACGTTAAACGGTTTACCGAGTCTGAAAAAATCGTTGAAAATGGCCGTTAGCTTCATTTCGAACATTAGCAACTTTTCATTTTTAAATTGGGCTAGTGGGTCGGCTTGGCTGACTCGTTTTCCATTCCAATGATCGGAAAGGATTTTAATTCCAGTCGAGCCAATTTCTAAAGTGCGGTTATCCAT